GGCCGTTGAGAACGAGTTTGAAAGTTTCGACGGGACCGGCGGTTTCTTCGGTCCATGAACCATCACCAGCGTCACGTAAGATGAGAGGAGTACCGGAATGGCAGGTGCTCATGAGCACGTTGCTCTCCTTTGCGATGTTGGAGGTTAGAGTGACGTCCTTGGACGTAAAGTTCCACAGGTTCGCGTGGCTGACGCTCCCCCTGTCGGCGCACCACACGAGCTCCTTTACGGGATGATTGTAGGACAGGCGAATCTGTGCGATGCTACCCGGTTTCAGCGAGTCGACACCGGTGTGCTGAAGCTGTTCGATGAGGTACTCGTGACCCTTCTGCGCGAAGCGACGGCGCTCCTCGGTGTCGAGGTACACGTAGTTGCCCCAGACCCTGAAGGTGGAGCCATCGGTGTAAGTGGAAAACTCAGACGAAAGATCAAAGTCGATGCGAACTTCGTGGTACTGGAGTGCGATGAGAGGAAGTGCGAGTCCGGGGTTGCGGTTGAAGAAGAAGATGAGAGGAAGGTAGACGGTAGTTTCAGTATTCACCGTGAATCCCGGGGTAGTCATCTTGGACCAGTTGGCCTTCTTGGACTCATCGAGATAGAGTTCGGCGTAGAGGCGCCACCAACGCTGGTAGTGCTTATCGATGCGCTGACCACCGATAGACAGTTCAACGTCTTTGATGGCGCGCTCAGCGAGCCACAGACAGTCGACGTTAGCGCCGGAAGTTTCCGCGACGTCCTTCTTGGATTTCAGCTGAACGTACATGTCTGCGATGAGATCTCCGTTGCGCGCGACAGTAACCGAAACGCGACCGTTATTTGACGGGGTACCATTAACGGTCTGTTCGATGTTCTCCATAGCGAAGTTAGTGTGACGACGATAGACCGCCTGGAAAAAGGTAACCTTGGGATTTCCGGTGAGATAGACATCCTGGGCACCGTAAGCGACGAGTTGCATAAGACCTCCAGCCATTTTATTTGTTTGTACTATATACAAACATTTTTTTTCAGCGCGAAAAACCCCGCGGACTTTTTCCTCTTTATATACTAAATGTCGCAAACTGAAGAAACTGAAGCAAAGATCGACCTGACGGAAGAGGAAGAAATTTCGGATGACGAGATCACGGTCTCGGACGATGAAGAGTTGACGATGGAGACGCTTTTGAGCTCGACTCTCATGACGGAAGATGGTGACACTGTGTGTTCTGCTTTAGTTAACGTCGGACGTCAACTCGAAGTTCAGAACAAGTTATTGGTGAAATTGTTAACCGCCATTCAGAAGAGGGCTTAGAAAAATGAGTCTATAGTATATAAATGGCGACCACCCACTTTATCGACAATCAGGTGAACCGGGATGAGGCGAACAGTGCTATGTGGTCTAATCAAATTCAAGTATTCGACAAGGAACAATTGATGGAATTATTGATTCGTCTGGAACGCGCTTGGAAAGTCAACGATCGTCAGAGTAGTTATGTGGCTCAGCGCATTGGGTATGAAAATTTTTTTTCGAGTGATGAGATCGGGGAAGATGGATATCCCAGAAGTTCAGTCGACATAGAACGGAAGTGTAGCATGTACATGAGGATGCGCGACCGTCTGTGTGATATGTATCATCGCGCGGATACACTTGAAATTCTGAACGATATCGATGATAACGATATGAAAGTATCTGTTCGAATAAACAGGCTGCTGGATCAAGTCGACGACGCCTGGCAGATTGTATTTCGGGTAGAACGAACCAATGAACGAATCAATAACCCCATGTATATTCCCATTAACCCCGAAACCGACCCTTCCATCTTCAGGTTATCCACCATATCAAAACCCGACGAACTTTCACCGTACCAACAAGCAATCATGCAAACACTTAAGCATCTGTACGTGAATAACATAAGGAGGTACAAGGGTCATTGTTGCACGGAGATTAAATCTTCGAGTGGTTGTTCCACGAGAGCTTGGAAACCCGTCATGAGTATTCAAGAATTTGTGTACAGTGTCGGTAAGAAGGAGGTTGAGTTTGAATTGTGGAAGAATTTGACTTCCAGAGGTAATGTTCACAAGGATGTGATCACTCATCTCACTAATTGCAAAGACATGCAATTTCCCGATATCGTGAAGAATCGTCACGTATGGTCGTTCACGAATGGTATTTTCATTGGAAAAAATTGGTGTGCTGACAAAAACATGTATACATCTTCATTTTACAGTTATGATTCGAACGAGTTTAAAAACCTAGATCAAACCGTCGTGAGCTGCAAGTATTTTGATCAGGAATTTCCTGACTTTAGTGACACTAAAGATTGGTACGAGATTCCCACCCCTCACTTTCAGGGCATCATGGATTATCAAGGTTTTGATGAGGAAGTGATGCGTTGGATGTATGTTCTGGGGGGTCGTCTCTGTTTCGACGTCGGAGATATGGATGGGTGGCAAGTCATACCCTTCCTCAAGGGTGTCGCTCGTTCCGGCAAGTCCACGCTCATCACCAAGGTGTTTCGGAGGTTTTACGGCGCCGAGGACGTGCGTACACTTTCCAACAATGTCGAAAAGAAGTTTGGTCTGTCGGCGATTTACGACGCTTATATGTTCATCGCTCCCGAGGTGAAGAATGATCTTTCACTCGAACAAGCTGAATTTCAGTCTATGGTGAGTGGTGAAGATGTTTCCGTGGCCATCAAGTGCGAGAAGGCCAAATCGATAGAGTGGAAAACTCCGGGTATTCTGGGTGGTAACGAGGTTCCTCACTGGAATGACAACTCGGGTAGCATTCTGCGTCGCATCCTGACGTTCAACTTTGGCAAACAGGTGAAGGCGGCCGACACCACTCTCGAGGTCAAACTGGAGGTTGAACTTCCGCTCATACTTCAGAAGTGCGTTAGGGCGTATCTGGAGTACTCACAGAAGTACTCTAGTCATGATGTGTGGAACGTCGTACCCGCTTATTTCAAAACCATACAGCGTCAGGTTGCTATGGTGACGAACACCCTCGAAAATTTCTTGCACTCTCCGAATGTAAAGTTGGACGCCGACGCGTGTTGTCCGAAGGCTGAGTTCGTATCCAAGTTTAACCAGTATTGCATGGCCAACAATCTCGGAAAACCAAAGTTCAACAACGATTTTTACGCGGGTCCTTTCAGTCAGAGAGACATTGTGGTGCGTCACCATACGGCCGTGTACAAAGGCAAAATGATGGCTAACCAAGAGTTCATTTTCGGGTTGGACATCGTCGTCGAAGATGACGGCTTCGGTGCCGACTATTAAAATATCAGTATAATACAAATATGACCACGTTCAATGAATTTTTAAACAACAACAACAACGCGAAAAATACAAAAAGAACTGTGAACAAGAAAGTGTTGGTGGACATGACTTTATATCTCACCAACGACGAACGCCTAGAACTCAAGAAGGATATCAATAACGGGAAAAATATAGACGCGAAGATGAATGCTATGGTCAAACGCAAGGTGAACAGCGTGAATATGAATGCGCTCAAAATTTCACCGTTGAAGTTGGGGTTTTTCAACGCCATAGTGAACGAAAAGTTCGACAAGAAGGAGCGAATGGACCTAGTGGAAATTTTTAACAAGAAACCACACGCGAAAAAATCTATACCCAACACTAGATTAGATATTGAAATACAGAGTATAAAACTTTATTTTGGACAATTTAAGGTGGGCGCCGAACATTCTTTATCTGGTGTTTTCGGGGAGGTTGATCCGAAAAAGAAGTATTTCATGGCTCAGATAGCGGCCCGTGTACACGACGGTAAAGAACATCAAGGAATAACGTTTCGCGTGTATCGCAACGGGAAGATACACTTCTCCGGTGGTATACTCAAGAACAACATCAGACAGCCCGAGCAGATAAGAAGATACATCGTCGACAACTTCACGAACCGCGAGAGATTTTTATACTCTCCAATATCCTACAACAACACCGCGGGTCAGTTCGACGTGAACGGAGCTCTCAATCTACCCGGAATCGCGACGGCGCTTCGCATCAGCACCAAGATTGATTACGAACCCGAACTTCGCGCGGCGTTGCGCATGGATTATCTGGGAAATTCTTTTCAGATGTTTACCACCGGAATCGTGCAAATTCTCGGAGTGCGCAACGAAAAAGATATGCTCCGTGCGTACGAAAACGGGAAGAGTATCGTGACGCAACTGTACGTGATGGGTCTCTTGAATTTATCAAACGCCCCCGTCAAGAAGACGACGAAAGCCAAAAAAATCGAGTTGACCGCGACAGACACCGTGGGTTCCGCTTATAAAAAATTACAATCGGTCGGTAAAGAAGACGCAGTCACGCTGAAGAACGTGTGTGTGGAAATCAAGAAAAAAGGAACCGTTCCTAATAATACCGTGACATACAACGATAAGAAAAACGTTATAAAAATTGGCAAAAAGATTTGTACGCGTTATCCCAAGAGTCAGCTCATGGCGGCCGCCAAACGCATCGGCGTCGTCGATTTAAAGGCCACCACGACCAAGGCGAAGATTTGTGAAAAGATAAACGAGCGCGTGTTTGGTTCGTTCAGGATCGATAAAAAACCGTGTCTGAAATACACCAAAGCTCAGCTGACGCCCTTAGCCATAGCGAAGGGGGTGAACGTCACCGACGCTGATACTGTGAAAACTATATGCGAAAAGTTGGCGAAACCCAAGACCGTCACCCCGCAAGTGAAGGCGACCACGGTCAACTCCGAAATCATGAAGAAGAGGCGTCTGACGAATGAAACCATTAAGGAAAATCTAGAGAAACTGTACGGAAAGAAATGGATGAACACCTATAAAAATGTGATGCCTTCTCTGAACGAAAACGTGGCCGAGATCAAGCGCCGTATAGATGCTTACAACGTCAAGAAGAATAAAAAGGGTGTCCCATTTAAAACGAACGCGAATGCCATCAAGAAGATGTCGGTGCGCGACTGGAAGTTGTTTCGCCGACAAAAGCTCGATAACGAATTAAAAAAGCAAAACAATAAATTCAGCAGAGAACTGAATGATCTGTTGAAGGAAGTGGGTAATGCATTACAAAAAGAGCCACCTAAAAAGAAGCTTCCTAAGGGTACTATCGTAGAGGAACTTTAAATGGAGGATCCCCGAGAATACGTAACGACAAAATTACACAGTCTATCACCTTTCAAAATTCACAGTTCGTATAAAAACAAATTGCGCGACTCGATCGCGAGTGCGATAATACACACCATCGCAGATTATGTTCAGACCGAACGAGTCGCGAGTGAAATAGGAATGGGCGCTCTCGAACAAAAACACTCGTATCCCCAAGCTTTCTTCGACTGCGAAGATCCCGAGGTTTGGTTGAATGAAAACAGACAGCCAGACGATAAAAGTCTTGTCATGTATGTATATGATAATATTGGAGGTATGAAACAGGGTGTACACAGACGCACATTGATGTATTTGATCAACATATTACACTTCGATTTATGAACTTATGAGGTTCCGCGATTTGTTTGAGGTGAATGGTGTGATGCGAAAAGTCGTATCCCAAGAAGGAGTCTTTTATTTGATTGGAAATGACTAAAGCTTCGTAATCTCTAGAAATTCCGGAGCACACAGCCTCCTTTTCAAGCTTGAGAAGTCTGTCCTCCAACATGACGAATAATTTTAGCGATTCACCAGAGAGTCCGTGTTTCTTCATCTGTTCATACATTTCTTTAGACTTTCCCTGCGAGAGATGAAAATATTTCGTCTTGTAACCGAGCACATCAACCTCTTCTCCGGACTGTTTCCAAGAGTACCACATTATTAATAAAACTACTAAAATCAATATCATTTACTAATATTCAACAAATTAAATACATCCTTGATCTTGTGGATGATGTTGAACATCTCATCGCGCGTTTGTATTCTAGAAGGATCTATTATCTCGAACTCGATTTGATACGAGACTTTCTCCTCCGAATCCATATCGTGTGAATCACCGACGCATACAGTCATATCGATGGATAAATTCTTTCTGATGAACGACATTCGGTCTTTCGTCTTCTTTTTATCCATGTCCCTGTTGATATCGGCCGTCAGTGGCGTCTCACTCGAAACACTGAATCTAACATCGTACGGAGAATCCTTGAGTTTTTTGAAATCTTCATTCTTAACGCGTTCTTTTCGAACGATCGTTTCTTCGTTTGTTGTTTCATCGAGTGTTATGCGAACGCCGTCGGATTCGCGGTAGAACACTTCACTCTTTATTGTTCTGACCTGTTCCCATTCGGTATATTTTCGAAGTCCGATCAACACCCTGTCGAACGTCGCCTTCCCCACGTTTGTGTCGAACACTTTACCGTTGAACTTTCCTAGGCGCATCTCCATCTCCACGTGGGAGATACTCCTGTACTTGCACACGATGGGCCATATTTTATCACAGAGTTTTTCGACGTCCATTTCGATAATGATTTGCGTGAAAACTTTAAATAACTTAGGTTGAATTTATATAACATGCACGGCTTTCAAAATAATGGCAATACATGTTATTTCAACTCCGCCGTACAATGTCTATTACACGCGCGAGAAATAACAGACCGCATCGGTAAAATCGAAGATATGACGTGCCCTTTTGCCGTGGCGTACAGAGAACTCATCAGGTTGTACTTTGGACAAGAGGCGACGATGAGGATCGACGTGTTGCCACTTCTGCAACGATTTCAAGAAAAATTCCCTAGATTCAAAACATTTCAACCTCACGACGCGCAGGAAACTTTGTTTTGTATGATGGACATTTTAGAACCCTACTTAAAGGACATCGTGTACGGGGACAGGGAACAGCACACGATATGGCCCGGCGGAAAGAAAATAACACGGGAGGAATTCAGCATGCTTTTGTTGCACGGCGAAGACGGAAAGTCCGTGGACGAACTCATAAAAACATCCGAGGAGTGGCATACACTCACGGATTACGTGGATGACGACGGTAAAATGCACCACGTGTCGACAACGCGCACGAGCATCACCAAATATCCGAGAATTTTGTTCGTCTCGTTCGATAAGAAAGCTCGGGTCACGGCGGGAGACGTATTGGGAAAGTACGAGGTGCGCGGGAGCATTATTCACGAGGGAAATCTCAACGGTGGTCATTACATATCTATCAATAAGAGAGGAGACAAATGGTTTCTACAGGACGACATCAGCGTGAGCGAAGTCGAATTTCCAGAGACGCACGATCATCACGTTCTCATGTACAGTCTAAAAACTCCTCCGCCTTGATGTCTTCCTTGATGTTTACAAGAGTCCTGTAAAAGGTCCTCCGGCTGTTGGGAAACGTTTTATCTTTCCTAGGTTTGATCGGTTTCCACCACATGGGTTCGTCTTCAAACATGTACCGGCACTCCACTATAGATCCGTCTTCGACCCAAGAAGGCACTTGATGTTCGTACAACAGTGATTCAAACACGAGGTTTCCCTTCTCCTGAACGTACAGATTCCATGTGTTATTGCCCATGCGTCTCATTTTGAAATCTATCGTATTCTCTTCTCTGGGTTTCCATTTGAACATCGTGGGATGTGTACCAGTTCTGACTGGAGCGTTTACGGGCGTGAACACAAACCCGTCAATTTTTTGTGTCACGGTGGGTAAATAATCATATAAAAATGTTTTTAAATCAGACAAAAGATGGAACGTCTTCACAGTCAACTTGATTGGATCATATTTGAGAACAGTGAGGGCCTTCATGAGTTCTTCGATGTTTCTGAGACGGTCGATGAAATCTAAATGACCGATTCCCTTCCCATTCACGACGAGCGCGTCGTAAATCATAAATCTTTCATTTTCGTAAAGTTCTCCCTCCAATATAGTACCGTGTCGGTGATACACGTAGTTTCTAAAATTCAACGGGCATATAAACATATCCAACGCCCTGTTCACACACACGCATATTTTCATTCCTTCGAACATGAAGGCGAGAAGCATGCACCTGACTCCGTCGGTCTTTTCGCAAACTACGTAGGGTTGAGAACGCAAGACATCGAAATGTTTTCGTTCGATGGATATGGGTTGGCTTCCCGGAAAAAAGCCTTTCGTGTCCCAATGATATTCCATGTATGAAATCGCATATTTGTAAAGAGGTTCACCACGATTTACAAATACCCGTTGCATTATGATTAATTTAATATTTTACCCTTTAACTCGCTTTAACACCTGTTGAATTGATTATATTTCCTATACACTCGTGTGGATACGTGTGAATAAGTTTCGCGGCGGTATAAGCCACCAATCTCACTCCCTGTTCTTTGAAATTTGAAAACATTACGTCCATCTTAGGATGGATTCGGTAATTTCCCGTGCGTCGATCTCTGATGGATTTTAAAACTGGTTTGGTCATCATGACCCACGATTTCGCAGACGTGGTCTTCACCGTGTAAACGTCTTCCGTGACGCTCGCTATCACGTCGGTGTCGAATTCTAGAGCCATCTGATCTACGGGTTCGGTAGATTCCTCCTTTACTTTCTTCTTAAAAGCTTCCCAGTTCACACCCTCTTTAACACCCGGAAAAACAACAACACCATAATTATCATTTTTAGCGAGTACCATATCGAGAGAATTGTCGTCTACGTGGATGCCGAAATCTATGAAAAAAATCCTATCGTGTGTCTTCAACAGACTAGAAATAAGTTCCGACTTTTTGTGGGAATCGTCGTTTACGAACGTCACCTCATTTTGAACTGTACCGTTTTGAATGCATCGAATATTAAACCGAAGAATGGTGTGTAAAGTCTTTACATGGCACGAACTATTACGCGTGACTATGATTGTGGCAAGTTTCATAATACGATTATTATGAGTTTAAGCCTTAAGCCTGTGTTTGAGACATCCGGAGAATGGAAGATTACCTACATGACCGAGTGTCGTGTTGCAATCGGCGTAAATCTTTCCGCCCATGAGTTGCCAACGTCTACAGAAAGCGTAATCTTCTGAGAGATATCTCTTCGTATCCGGATCGATCATGCAATCGAACAGAGCGCAGTAATTATCAAAATCTCTATTCTGATGATCGTTAACACACGTGAGGCTATCTTTATAATGCTCGTGCATTTTTTGCAACGCTTCCCTCTTGATCAGCATGAAACCGGTGGGGCCGTCGAGTACCTCCACGAAGCCGTTCACCACCGAACGTCTGTTGGAACCGATATTTACCACTAAACTCGACGAAAGCATATTCATATCGCGTTCATCGTTATCGAGCACCGCTTTTTTCGCCTGATCCCACATCACCACCTTTTTCGGATAGCAGGCCACGGACACTTCGTGCCCGGACTTGAGGAGACGAACGACGGACTCGGGATCGAATTCGACATCGGCATCTATAAACATGAAATAATCATAATCAGTTTTTTGCATAAATCTACCTATGGAAACGTTTCGAGCGCGGTGAACGAGACTCTCGTTTTCTGTGGTGTCCAACATGAGTTGAACACCCTCCTTTATGAGACGCAACTGAAGTCTGAAGATACTTTGCATGTACTTGTCGATGCACATTCCTCCGTAACACGGGGTGCTCAAGAAAAGTTTCATATGTATTACATACACTCATTCCTCTAAATATCGTTTAGCTATGTTTATTATTTTATTCAGGGTTGGAACCGAAACCGAACATTTCTCCGACAAAACGTTTTTCGAAATGGAAGTCCCCATAACGATGAATATGATCGCTGTTGCCACGCTATTCGGTGATTTACTCATCAACTCCACACACGATTCGAGCTTTGTACACAACTTGTTGCATTGCAATCTCTGATCCTTGGATACTTCGAACGCGTTGAGCAATCTTTGCATGACGTTGAATGGTTTCGTCACGACATTCTTGTCGGTGTTTTCTTCGTTTATCGTCTCCGTGAACATTTGAGACGTTCGACTTATATCTTTACTACGAATACCAAACATATCCGCAATCTCTTTGGTGGTCCTGGGAATTTGCGCTAGGCGACAGGCGTACAATACACAATTGGCTTTGATGCCGGTGCGCACGGCTCCGCGAGTCAGCTTTCCCTCGTTGAATTTCTTATACATCGTCTTCGCGTCGATGAGCACCACTTCCGGTAAATTTCCACAAGCTTCGTCGATATCCTTGTACGCGTGAAAGAGAGACCGGTCCTTGTGATTCATCGAGTTATGAAAATTTATTTTGGCCATGCGTTTCATGTCGTGATTGGATGAAAATTTTGTGGCTATGATGGTTCCCTTTCCCCACGCGTCCGAAAATAAATTGTTACTGTCCGACGGAGCGGTGCATCGCGCTGGATCCGTCGTCGTTCCGTCGTCGTTGAATCCACTGGTCCACTCGGCTGTCTCGTCTATGTAGACGGCATCGATGACGCCACATCCCGTACACACCAATCCATCCCTGGTGTGGATTTTATCCGTTTCACAAGTTAAGCATAATCTAGTATCCACCGGCTTGATGGGTTTTTCAAAGAGACGGTCCACGTCGGACCAAATAGCAGCCAGTGTGTCTTCCATTACGGTTTAGAATGTTTTTTTGAAATGGATTTTTTCGCACTTAGGTTAACAATATTCATCTTCAAATTCACTGTCAGAAACTAAAAAATTTGTGATATCGCTTCCTGGATCTTCTAATTCATCAAACAGAACGTAACAGTTGTCTTTCACGTGTTCGAAGATCGTTTCACCGTCTGGGTAGTGCTCAGAAACTCTCTCCATACGGGTGAGTTCGAGGTCTGGATTTAATTCATAGACGATGGCTCCGTTATAGGTTTTGTTCGTTTTTTCCAAGTAATGAACCTCCAACGTGTCACCGCGATTGTCGCAAACTTTTGCGTACAACTCGTCTTCCTCATCCAGAACTCTTATTATGTCACCGGTGCGTATGTCAGAATAACGAATCATGACGTAGTATCTAAAGATTTAAGCCAAAAAAAAATCACAAATAATAACACACGATGGGGATTGAAATTCTTTCCAGGGATGGATGTAAATATTGTGATTACGCTAAACAATTGTGTGTGGATTTGAAACTCGACTTCACATACACGCGCGTTTCGAAAGACGCGTTGACACAACGTTGTGGAACCGACGTGTCCACGTATCCTCAAATTTTCGTTAAAGGTGTACATATCGGTGGTTACACGGAATTTCAGGAATATATCAGAGACGCCGAACCCATATTACTTCCCACGCTCAAGAGGTTCACAGTATTTCCGATAGAATACGATAACCTTTGGTCTCTGTATAAAAAGGCGCAGATGTCCAACTGGACGGCCGAAGAAGTGGATGTATCCAACGATATGGAAGGATGGAAATCGCTGAGCGATAACGAGAGACATTTCATAAAATACATTCTAGCATTTTTCGCGGGTTCGGACGGTATAGTATTTGAAAATATCAATAACAATTTCGCCGATGAAGTACAGATAACAGAAGCCAGGTCGTTCTACGCGTATCAAGCTCACAACGAAATGGTTCACGGAGAGACGTACAGTAAACTCATCGATAAGTACATTCGCGACAGAACCGAGAAGAATGAACTGTTTAACGCCATCACCACGATCTCATCTATAAAGGATAAGGCTAATTGGGCGATCAAATGGTTCGACGCGTCGCGTCCGTTTTCGGAGAGGTTATTGGCTTTCGCGTGTGTTGAAGGTATATTCTTCTCGGGAAGTTTCTGCGCCATCTTTTGGCTGAAGAAACGCGGACTTCTTCCGGGTCTCTGTTTCAGCAATGAACTCATAAGCAGAGACGAGGGACTTCACCTAGAGTTTGCCATCGAACTCTTCAAACTCTTGAATCATAAACCTTCTCAGGACACGATTCATCAGATAGTAAAGGAGGCCGTGTCGATTGAAAAAGCTTTCATAATAGACGCTCTGCCGTGTAGTCTCATAGGCATGAATTCACAAAAAATGTCCGAATACATAGAGTACGTATCGGATAGGATGTTGAAACAATTGGGTTACGATAAAATCTGGAACGCGCAGAATCCGTTCGATTTCATGGAAAATATATCGCTCGACGGTAAAACTAACTTTTTTGAAAAACGCGTTGGGGATTATGGAAAGTTGGACGATTCATCCGACGTGACATTCGACGAGTTTTTTTAACCCCGATGTTCACATCCGCCGGTAGGCGCAAGAGCCTGGAGTGTCCGCGTCGGTGCTCAGATCCATCGATTTCAAAACTTTACCACTGTCCTTCATTGGATACGATTTCTCGGACATGCCCGGTTCGGGAGATGGCATGTCCACCATCCGAGGTACGACCATCTCGGGGCGGTCTGGTCCCGGTGAGACGAGAGCTCCTGCAACTTCAGGTTCGTACGGAGCGTACGATTCTGTGCTCTTTATATTCATCATTCCCCAAACGATTAACATGAAGACTATCGTGTGAAGAATGATACCGGCTGTCGTGGGACACCCGTTGGGTCCCGAGACCCACGAACCAAATACTCCACGCATAAGACGGAACGTGTCGGGGTTGGCCACGATGAAGAACACCAACGCTGACATCAGAGAGATCATGAACTTCTTTTCCTGCTTTTTACCTTTACATCCACAGCCACAATCTTTGAATAAACCCATGTTGTATATCATATCACAAGAAAAAAACTTACTTAAAGTGGTTCCGCCAGTATAATATATAATGGCAACCAACATGATTCAGCGTTTTGAACAATTCGATCCATCCACCGTCGTCTTCTCCAAGATGAAGAAGAATAGAAATGGCGGTAAAACCGTATACATCAACGCGCAAGGCAATAAGAAGCTGTACATCCAACTTCCTTTCATGCGTTCACCGTTTGGTCTCAGCGCTTTCACCGATGAGGTCACGAACAAGACATCATACTCCCTCGATTTATCTTTCGACAAAGATAACGAAAACGCTTCCGCCTTGATGAATAAGTTTTCCGAGCTGGATGAGCTGATCGTCAAGACTGTCGCGACAAATTCGAAGGAATGGCTCGGTAAACAGTACAACATTGATGTTATCAAAGAGGCACTCTACAAACCCATCGTTCGTCCTGGGAAGGGGGATTATCCGTCTACCCTCAAACTCAAAATGCTGACCAACTCTACGGGTGGCTTCGTGGCGGAAGCTTATAACATGTCTCAACAGAGTATTCCAGTCGACGGCATCGAGAAGGGGCAGATGTGTATGTGCATCGTCGACATCAATCAAGTTTGGTTCATCGATAACAAATTCGGAGTCAGCGTACGCGTCTC